CCTGACCCAGCGCCCGACGCTACCCCCAGCGCCAACGCCCGCATACAAGGCCGGCGAGCAGGGGTGCACGGGGCCTGGTCCTTGCCTGTCCAACGCACAGCGCGAATGGATGGCTGACCAGGTGGCCCGCGCGTTCGGTGATGCAGCTGCCCAGCTCGGCGCGATCGAGTCGCAGTCGACCGAGGCGAGCGAGGCCGCGCGCCGATGACCGCGCCGCGCCGACCGCCGGGGACCCTGCAAAGTGCAGGACGGTCTCCGCGGGGGCGCAGAGGCGCGGGTTTCGACACTTTTTCGGCCCTATAGGGAGCAGCAGCAGGCTGTCAAAGCCCCTTAAATCATAGGGTTAGCCCACTGCTCGGACTGCTCTATGGGAGACGTGACCGAACTTCGCAGCGGCATCCGGCTCAGCATCAGCCAGATCGCGGTCGAGTTCAGCATGTCGCGCAACACCGTGGCGCGCCGGATCGACCAGCTCGGCCTGCGCCCGGACGGCAAGCGGGGCGGGTACGCGGTGTACCGGCTCCGGGACGTCGCGGCGATCGTGGCACCGGAGGGGCCATCGCCGTCGGCGTCCGACTTCGACCCGACCCAGCTGCCGCCGTCCGAACGGCGCGCCTGGTTCCAGTCCGAGAACGAGCGCCTGAAGGCCGAGGCCGAGCAGCGCCAGCTGATCCCGGCCGGCGAGGTCGAGACCGAGATGGCGGTCATGGTGAAGACCGTGGTCCGCGCCCTGGAGACCCTGCCGGATCGGGCCGAGCGCGACCTGCGCTGCCCGCCCGAGGTGGTCGAGTTCCTGCAGAACGAGGTCTACGCCCTGCGCGTGGAGCTCCAGGACCAGGTCTCGGAAGCCGAGGCGGGGGCGTAGGTGGGCTACGCATCGGCCGCCGAGATCCGGCGCAACGTGGCCGAGATGTTCCGGCCGCCCGAGCGCATCAGCGTGAGCGAGGGCATCGCCCGGACCCTGATCACAGCGACCGGCCCCTACCAGCCGGAGCTGACCCCGTACATGGCCGAGCCGGCCAACTGCCTGGACTCCCGGCGCTACCACACGGTGGTGTTCATGGGGCCGGCGCGAACCGGTAAGACCGTCACCCTGATCGACGGGTGGATCGCCCGCAACGTGGTGCACGCCCCCGGCGACATGCTGGTGGTGCAGGCCAGCCAGGACCTGGCCCGGTACTACAGCAAGGTCCGCATCAAGCGGATGATCGACGCCTCGCCCAAGGTGCGCGAGCGCATGTCGCCGCGGCGCCAGGACGACAACACCTACGACAAGGTGTTCCGGTCCGGCATGGTGCTGGCCTTCGGCTGGCCCTCCGGCGCGCAGCTGTCGGGCCGCGACTTCCGCTACGTGGCCGTCACCGAATACGACGCCGCCGGCGACGACGTCGAGGGCGAGGGCTCGCTGTACGCCCTGGCCAGCAAGCGCGTCGAGACCTACATGTCGGCCGGCAAAACGCTGGTCGAGTCGAGCGTGCGCCGGGAGTACCGGGACCCGCGGTGGAAGCCGGCGGCCGGGAACTTCCACGAGGCGCCGCCGGCGACCGGGATCACCGCCCTCTACAACATGGGCACCCGCAACTGGTTCTACTGGCGCTGCCCGCACTGCGCCGAGTGGATCCGGCTGGACCCCGACATCCACGTGATGTTCGGGCTGCCGCCGCTGAAGCTGCTGGTGGAGCGCCTGCGCGATCGCGACCCCCTCGAATGGGTCCGCGAGGTGGCGGCGCTGCCGTGCCCGCATTGCAGCGCGGTGATCGAGGAAAAGCAGAAGCGCGAGCTGAACCTGGGCGGCCGCTGGGTGCCGGACGGCTGCCAGCTCACCGCCGCCGGCGAGGTGACCGGCGAGCCGCGGGCCACCCCGATCGCCAGCTACCAGCTGTCCAGCGTCGCCGCCGCCTACGGCAGCTGGCAGAACCTGCTGCACAAATACGCCATGGCGATCGCGGACTACGCGCGCAGTGGCGAAGAGTCCGAGATCAAGTCCACAGTCAACCTGGACCAGGGCCGGGCCTACCTGCCGCTCAGCGCGGCGCGGACCGACCGCGACCCGCACGTGCTGCAGCAGCGGGTCGAGGACCTGGGCCGGCACGTGGTGCCCGAGGGCGTCCGGTTCCTGGTGGCGTCGATCGACGTCCAGGCCAACCGGTTCATCTGCCAGGTGGAGGGGTTCGGCGTCGGCCTGGAGACCTGGCTGATCGACCGCTTCGAGCTGCGCACCTCGGCGCGCCTGGACGAGAACGACGTGGCGCAGCCGCTTAAGCCGGCCGCCTACCTTGAGGACTGGAACCGCCTGATTGGCAAGGTGATCGGCCGGGCCTACCCGCTGGCCACCGACCCGGACCGGGTGATGCCGGTGCAGTTCGTCCTGATCGACTCCGGCGGCGCCGGCGACGCGGACAGCCCCAGCGGCAGCGTCACCGAGAAGGCCTACGAGTTCTGGCGCCGGCTGAAGGAACAGGGCCTGGCCGGCCGGGTCCGGCTGCTCAAGGGCTCCAGCTTCGAGAACGCGCCCCGCGTCCAGGTGCGCTACCCGGACTCGCGCCAGCGCAAGGACCGGAAGGCCGGGTCCGCGGGCGACGTGCCGGTGGTCTTCATCAACACCACGGTGCTGAAGGATGCCGTCGCCGGCGCGCTCGAGCGCGAGGTGTCCGGCGCCGGCGCCTATCACTTCCCGGACTGGCTGCCCACCGCCTGGTTCGACGAGCTCACCGCCGAGACCCGCGGCCCGAAGCGCTGGACGTGCCCCGCCGGCGTCCGCAACGAGGCATTCGACCTGGCGGTCTACAACCGCGCCGGCGCCATCGTGCTCGGCGCCGACCGGATCGACTGGACCAGTCCGCCCCCATGGGCGGCCCCGTGGGACGTGAACACCGCCATCCGCGCCGCGGAGGCTGGGGAGAGCGCGCCGCCGAAGCCGAAGGCCAAGCCGCGCCCCCGGGTGACCCCCAGCAAATACGTGAGGCGCTGACCGATGGCATGGACCACTGACCACCTGGCGGCGCTGGAAGAGGCGATCGCCAGCGGCGAGCTGTCCGTGCGCTACGGCGACCGGATGATCACCTACCAGTCGCTGCGCGAGATGCGCAGCCTGCGCGCCGAGATGAAGGCAGAGATCGCGGCCGCCGCTGGCCGCCCGCGCAAGCGCGTGTTCCGGCTGCACCAGAGCGGGCAGGGCCTCTGATGACTGGCCCCTTCAGCATCCCGGCCACCGCCACCCCGGACTACGCCGCCGCCGGCCACGGCCGCCGGCTGCAGGGCTGGCGCCCGACCTCGTCGGGCCCGAACTCGGTGACCACCGGCGGGCTGTCGACGATCGTGGCCCGGTCGCGGCACGCCGGCCGGAACAACCCCTGGACCGTTGCCGCGCTCGACAAGAGCTGCGCCAACGGCATCGGCGCCGGCATCCGGGCGAAGTCGGTCCGCGGCGAGAAGGCCCAGCGCCAGGCGATCGCCGCGCTGTGGAACCGCAGCCTGCTGGAGTGCGACGCCGACGGCGTGCTCGACTTCTACGGCCTCCAGGCGCTGGCCTGGCGCGAGTGGGAGGAAGCCGGCGAGGTGTTCGTCCGGTTCCGCTCGCGCCGGCCCGAGGACGGCCTGGCCGTGCCCCTGCAGATGCAGGTGATCGAAGCCGAGCAGTGTCCGGCCACGTACTACGGCCAGGCCAGCAACGGCAACGCAATCCGCGCCGGCATCGAGTTCAACCGCATCGGCCGGCGGGTGGCTTACTGGATGTACCGGGCCCACCCGGGTGACCAGTACCACATGGAGGTCAACGCCTCCGAGCTGGTGCGGATCCCGGCCGAGGACGTGGCGCACCTGTTCATCCCGGTGCGCGCCGGCCAGATCCGCGGCATCCCGCGCGCGGCGTCGGTGCTGGTGACCCTGTTCAACCTGGACCGCCTGGGCGACGCGGTGCTCGACCGCCAGCAGGTGGCCAACCTGTTCACGGTCTTTTTCACCAGCGACCCGAATGCACCGGAAGGGGCGGTCGACGCCGAGCTCCGCAAGGAACTGGCGCCCGACGCCGACCACGACGGCACGCCGATCGGTGGGCTGGAGCCCGGCACCAGCGTCGAGCTGCCGCCGGGCGTCAAGCCGGAGTTTTCCAAGCCCCCGGACGCCGGCAGCAACTGGCCGGACTACCTGCGCACGCTGCTGATGGCGGCCGCGGCGGCCCACGGCCTGCCGTATGAGGTGCTGACCGGCGACCTGCGCAACGTCAGCGACCGCGCGCTGAAGCTGATCCTCAACGAGTTCCGGCGCAGCCTCGAGCAGCGGCAGTGGCTGTACCTGATCCCCCAGGTTCTGCAGCCGTTCCGCACCCGCTGGTTCGACCGGGCCGCCCTGGCCGGCGTGCTGCCGGTCGAGGACTACCAGGCGCAGCGCGACGACCTGA